TGAAGAGTTACTTGAACCGGTCTTTCCTGTTGGCAGAGCTGCCAGGGAAGACATAGTTAAAAAGAGAGTACAGGAGACTCTCAAAAATGGAGTGCCTTTTTGTTTTGACTTTGAAGATTTTAATTCTCAACATTCATTGAATAATATGAGTGATGTGCTTAAAGCATATGCTCTTGTTTTTTCTGACAAGTTGGACAAACAACAGGTGGAGGCTCTGAACTGGGTTATAGAGTCTGTAAAGCGAGGGAGAATATTTAATGGTGATGAAGAGTATGCTATAAATGGAACTTTGCTATCAGGATGGCGGTTAACTACTTTTATTAATACGATACTTAATCATGTTTATATTAAAATACTAACGAAAGATACTCCTATTGTGTCAATACATAATGGAGATGACGTACTTTCAGGTGTATCATATTTATATCAGATCCAAAACTTACAGAGGCAGGCCAGGAAGTTCAATATCAGGTTTCAGCAAAGTAAGTGTTTTTTGGCTTCTATTGCAGAATTTCTTCGTGTTGATCATGATAAAGGCTCTGGTAGTCAGTATTTAGCTAGGGGTGTATCAACTTTTGTCCATGGGCCGACTGAGTCGGTGATACCAAATGATTTGATCTCATTGTTACAATCACTGAAGACAAGACGAAATGAACTCTTAGACAGAGGCGCAGACCTAGAGTTTGTAGAGGAAATCTTTTTAATGCAAAAGGGTAGAGCCGCTAAATTATGGGATACTAATATTGAGTCTATTGAGATCATTATAAATACCCACTTATCGAAAGGGGGAATTAATAATGAAGTAAATGAACAAAGTTTGAGTTACGAAATTGAACGAACACCTATAAGACAGTTGCGGGACAACTCTGATTGTAAGGACGCCCAGGTGGCTTTACCTGGTGTATGGGACTATGCTGATCAGTTGTGTAACCGTATAATAGATGAAAGTTACCGTGACAAGTTGTTATCTACTCTAACGACTGCTACGCTATCTGCCACAGTACTTAACAAGTTCGGGGTAATATTAAGGAAACTTGATACGCCCGGCATGTTTGATACTTTAAGAGCAAAGCTCAACGGCATTTTACGTAGTACACAACACGGAACTAAAGCCATGGTTGCCAAGGCTTATGGAATACCTTTATTTGGTGTTATTGGAGAACTAGATCATATATTTGATCGCCTAAAGGAAGAGAGGGATCCAATAGCAGCAATGAAATTATTGCTTTAAGTCTTAAGCGCCATGGTTACTGAAGAT